CCCGATTATTTCCAGAACTTGCATGGGGTGCTAATCCAGGTTCTATTAACGGTGTTGCAACAGATATTAATAATACTGTTTCTGGAAAATCAAATGATTTAGCTATTGTTGGTAATTTTGCTGAAGCATTCAAGTGGGGATATTCAAAACAAATTCCATTGGAAGTAATTCAATTTGGTGATCCAGATAATTCTGGTAACGATTTGAAAGGTTATAACCAAGTTTATCTACGTTCTGAAACTTACTTGGGTTGGGGAATTATGGATAATAATAGCTTTGCACGTGTTGTTAAACCAGCGGAGGCATAGTTATGGAATATAAGAATTTAAAAACCGGTATCATTATTGATGTAACTTCAAATATTTCTGGTGGTGATTGGATTTCTTTGAAAGATGAGAAAAATCCAGTTAATAAACCTAAAGATGTTCCTAAACAGGAGCATCAAGCCATTGCACCAGATACCGATTCAAAGGGAGTAACTAAAGCTCAAATCATGCAAGAACTTGATGCGTTTGGAGTTAAATATGATTCAACCGCTAAGAAAGATGTTCTTTATGATTTGATGATGAAAGGTAAAGAATAATTATGGATGCATTCGCTACGATTGAAGACTTACAAATAATGTGGCGAAAACTTAAACCTGGCGAAATTGAGCGTGCTACTAAATTGCTTAAAGTTGTTTCTGATTCTTTGCGTGAACAGGCTATTGATGTTGGTAAGGACTTGGATAAGATGGTTTCTGAACGACCGTCTTATTCGACAGTGGTCCAATCAGTTACTGTTGATGTTGTTGCCAGAACGTTAATGACATCAACAGATCAAGAACCTATGAGCCAAGCTAGTGAAGCAGCTATGGGATATTCATGGTCCGGCTCATTCTTGGTTCCTGGTGGTGGTTTGTTTATAAAAAATTCAGAATTAACCAGGTTAGGTTTACGCCGTCAAAGATATGGAGTGATTGAACCTTATGACACGAATTAAGGGAATTACTGTCACATTAATTGATAAGACTAAAACTGGCGTTGATGGTTTTGGTAAACCAATTTATAAAGATGATTCTATCGAAGTGGAAAATGTGTTGGTTGCTCCTACGTCAACGGATGATGTTGCTAATCAATTAAATTTAACTGGTAAGAAAGCAATTTATACTTTGGCCATTCCAAAAGGTGATTCTAATGATTGGATCAATAAAGAAGTTCAATTCTTTGGAAAACGTTGGCGAACTGTTGGAATTCCACTTGAAGGAATTGATAACATGATTCCTTTAGATTGGAATAAGAAAGTGACGGTTGAAATTTATGAGTGAAAAATTTAAATTTAAGCTTAATCGGGATGGTGTGGGTCAATTACTTAAATCTGAAGAGATGCAAAGTATTTTGGTGGATCATGCCACTTCTATACTTAAAAGTGCTGGTACTGGTTATGCTCAAGATAGTTATGTTGGTAAGACACGTGTTAACGCTAGTGTTTATGCTGACAGTTACAAAGCTAGAAAAGATAATTATAAAAATAACACGCTTCTAAAGGCGGTGCATTGATGATTGAACTGATAATTAAAAATTATTTGGACGGTCACTTTATAGCACCGTCTTTTTTAGAACGTCCTGAAGATCCACCAGAAAGATATATTATTTTTGAAAAAACTAGTGGATCTAAACGAAATTATATTCACACTGAAACCTTTGTGTTTCAAAGTCACGCCGAAAGTCTTTATGAAGCTGCTAAGTTAAATGAAGCGCTGAAAGAGTGTTTGGATAACATTATTTATGACACTAATTTAAGTCGGTCAAAGCTTAATTCTGATTATAATTTCACTGATCCAGAAACCAAAGAATACCGTTATCAAGCGGTTTACGATTTTACATATTAGGAGAAACTAATGGATAAGAAATTTAATTTTTATGTTAGAAGTATTATTGCTAAAAGATTAGGTTGCCACGTTGAAGAAGTTTATTGTGTTTGGTTTTCTAAGACACTTCAAAATGCTAAAGGGTTGTTTTCAAGTGATGTAGAAGCCTCTAATGGTATGTATTTTGAAGCAACTTACAACGGTGACAAAGAAGAACTGTATCTTGATTCTTACAAGAAAGAAAATAATGAACTTTTGAAAGTCACATTATAGGAGGACACATAAATGTCAGATACTCAAAATGTTTCAACTGCTAAACCAAAAATCGAAGGTGCCATTTACACAGCACCTTTAGGTACAACGTTACCAACAGATGCAATTACTAAACTAGCTGCTGAATTCAAGGGACTTGGATATATTTCAGAAGATGGTTTGGTTAACACAAATACCCCTGATTCAGATTCAATCAAGGCTTGGGGTGGTGATACTGTTGCCGTTGTTCAAAAGGGTAAAGAAGATACCTTCCAGTACACTTTAATCGAAGCTATGAATGTAGATGTTTTGAAAGAAATTTATGGTACAGATAATGTTACCGGTAATTTGGAAACAGGTATTTCAATTGAATCTAATTCCCAAGAATATGAACCACATATTTTAATTTTCGATATGATCCTAAAAGGCGGAGTTCTTAAAAGAATTGTTATTCCTAACGGAACAATTTCAGAAGTTGGAGATATTACTTATGGTGATGAAGATGCCGTAGGTTATGAAACAACGCTAACTGCTTCACCAGACAAGCCTGGAAATAGTCACTATGAATATATCCAAAAACCAACAACACCAACTGAAGAAAAGGGAGAATAGTTAAATGATTAAAGGTAAAACTAAATCAGGTTTTCATTATCTAATTCCTGAAAAACGTTTGGATAATTATGAATTATTGGAAGCTATCAGTGATGTTGAATCTAATCCCTTGCTTATGCCAAAAGTTTTGAAGTTACTCTTTGGTCAAGAACAAACTGAAAAGTTAAAGAAACATTTGGCAGATAAAGAAGGCTTGATTTCAATGGAAAAGATGACCGATGAAATTCAAGAAATCTTTGAAAGCCAAACGCAAGTAAAAAACTAGTAATCCTTGCCTACATGATTAAATTCGATAAAGATTCACTTTTGTGTGATCTTGCCGAAACATATCAAATATACGATTTTAAACAGTTACCTTTATCGAAGGTAGCTGTTTTTTCTTTAGGTTTAAAAGATGATTCAAGAATAAAAATGAAGATGAGAAATCAAAAAATGGACCTGGAAAAAATGATTTTAATGTCTATTTCAGACAACCTTAAAATACTTCTTTGGTCTAAAACTAAAGACGGTCAAAAGGGTAGAAATAAGCCAGTTCTTTGGTCATCAGTCTTTGAGAAACCTAAAGAGAAAAAAGAAATTGTATTTAATTCAGGTAAGGATTTTGAAAAAGAGCGTGAACGATTATTGAGGGAAGGAGGAAATGAATAATGGCAACTGAATTAGGTAAAGCATATGTTCAAATTATTCCTTCAGCAAAAGGTATTAGTGGTGCTTTGAAAGGTCAATTAGATCCAGAAGCTGCATCAGCTGGTTCAAGTGCAGGTCAATCATTGAGTGGAAAATTAATTTCAGTTGTTAAAGCGGCTATTGTTACTGCTGGTATTGGTAAAGCTATTGGAGCTTCAATTACTGAAGGTTCAAAGCTAGAACAGTCACTTGGTGGTGTTGAGACTATCTTTAAGAAGTCTGCTGGTAAAGTTAAACAGTATGCTGCACAGGCCTACAAAACGGCTGGAATGTCTGCTAATGACTATATGCAAAACGTTACTAGTTTTTCAGCTAGTCTGTTGCAATCACTTGGTGGCAATACTGGTAAAGCAGCCAAAGTAGCTAACATGGCCATGATTGACATGTCTGATAATGCCAACAAGTTTGGTAGTAATATGACTGATATCCAAAATGCTTATCAAGGCTTTGCTAAGCAAAACTACACCATGCTGGATAACTTGAAACTTGGATATGGTGGTACTAAAGAAGAAATGCAAAGACTTCTTAAAGATGCTACTAAGCTAACTGGTAAGAAGTACGATATTAGTAATCTTTCAGACGTTTATAATGCGATTCACGCAATTCAAGGCAAACTTGATATTACTGG